TGGGAAAATGCCGCATCGCTGCAACACTTCCTATTCCGCTACTAACCGGAGGGGCTTTATGCCTCCCGGACGCAGGGTTATTCAGGGTCAACTTCTGACCCTTTCAAAGCGAGCATCTCGCTTTTATGACGCCGTAAAGGCGTGTCTTGCTTTGGCAAGATTGTGTTCTTCACGGAAGAACAATTACGAAGATGCCTTTGTGGCATCTTTCTGTCAATCGTATGACAGGAACTACTCCAGAGTTTCTGGAGTTGTGAAACATTGTTGTTTCAACCTTAGGTCCTATGGACTTAGGGATAGATCGGTTCCCGATCTTACTGGAAACTTTCTCCAGTTCATTCCACACAATCAACGGTGGAAACTATCTGTAATGTCAGATAGACGTCGTCGTAATACGGCGCTCCAGCTTTCGATGCTGGCGAGGGCACTGCCCCCTCCTCCTTGTGACGCACAAGGTGTTCCGCTTGGTGCGGAGGAAGCTGTTAGTCAGCTTCGTAACATTAATACCGTCGATGACGGATTGAAGTTACCAGACAAGTTTGATCTTGTCTTAGAGAGAATGTCTCTCTTCCGACCTCATAAGAAGTCGTTAGCTCTTTCACCAGGAGCTACCGTCGAACGTCGACGGAAGGACGGTGGTTATACCGCCTGCCTTGCAGAATACTGCAAGGGCTCCTCTCTCTTCTCTGGAAGTAGGAGGGGCGATGGCAACATTGATGCCATTACTCCGTCAAAGTTACGGAGAGTGCTGGATACTTTTCCAGCTCCCATCAACGATGATGGATATCGATCGATTGCTAGGCCGATCGCATTACCTGAAACAGGTAATAAAATTCGTATTGTTACGAAAGAGCCTTTTGTTAAGGCTTATAACGGTCATCTTGACCGTAAAGACACCTTTGAGTGTCTTTTGCACTTTCGTGCAACAGGGATCCCGCTGAAGGATCCAACGGAATATGTATTCCGTATTCCCGATGACGGGAAAACTCGGCTGGTCTATTCAGCCGATCTGTCTAATGCGACAGATTATTTATCGCACGATACGATAAAGAGAGTTTGCGACAAACTCTGTATACCTCCGGAGGATGTATTATCCCACACATATCGTGTAGGCGACGAGCTCGTGGAGCCCGTACGAGGTACATTCATGGGGCTTCCGCCCTCATGGATTGTCCTCTCAATTGCCCATGAGGCAATATGCCGGATGGTTGATCCGGCAGGAAGTTCGTACTTCCTTAAAGGCGACGATTTGGCCGCCTACTGGACTTCTCGACA